GCCTTGAAAACTTCCTGTGTTCCATAGCTTCCACCAGCTCCAATATGGGCGGGATTTTGAGGATGCGTGGGTAGCAGGTCAAGACCTCAAACGCTGGGGCTGCTGATCACGTTCCGAATGTTGTCGAACATCAAGTAGTGCCCCAGGTCATTAGGGTGAAGCCCATCCGCCAAATACGTGACGTTTGCAGCCTTGAGCCGCTTCGTGAGTGCGTACTGGTCGATGAAATCGATGGCTCGACCAGCGGAAAGGTTAGAAATCACAGATCGAACCTGACCCATGGTGTAGAACTTGCCCACCGCGTCATCCGTTTCATTTGCGCAGAACATAATCGGGATAACGCCTGCTGCAACTACGGTGTCTAGCATTAACCCCAGGTTACGATTTAGCGAACTCGGTGATGTTGGATTATCTAGTGCTGCGGGCATGCCCCTGTCGTTCGTGCCCAGCTGGATCATGCATACCGAATCATCAGCCCGCATTGCAGACGACAGAAGAACCGTCCGGTAGCGTTCCGATGCAACACCAACGATACCCTGATTGGTCACACGCAACTTTCTGTTAAATCGGATCGACTCTACACGCAACGTGTCGCGAGCGGCGTTGCCGCCCACAGCCTCAATTTTTATAGTCACGTTACGTTGGAATGTGAACGCATGTGTTCTGGTGTTCTGGAAGCTGACGGGCACGCCAAGATCAGCTGAGCTTGTTGCATAAGTACCAATCAAAGACCCGCCAATGTACAGGCGATAAGCTGCACCCTCTGGAGTGGCGCCAAAGCGGATATCGAAACTATCTCCAGTCATCACCCAAGAAAACGAATGAGGGCCACCACCAGAAATTGACATGTTCACAAACCACAAAACACCAAGCGTTGAGCCTGATGCTAGCAGTTGAGACATAGACCCAATATTTGTAAAAGGAGTGAATCCGGGAAATACATCAATTGGCTTTGTGTAAGTGAATTGAGCTACGCCGCTTGGCGTACCAGGCCAGATAGCCTCGACAACTGGCGCACCACCGTAGAACTCGGACCCCATCCATTTATGCAAAAGATTTGCCCAGGATGGTGCACTACCATTGTTGCGAGCATCCGTCAGTGCGCCGGCTCGCGGATCTAGCGCTCCCATGCCCGTGGTCGTCATACCCCACGAAATGCTGTCGCCAGCAATGCAGATGCCGAGCGATTGGGTGAAGGGATCGATTAGCATCCGATTCAATTTGCCGATCTGCCCACCGCCGTTGTAGGAAACGAACCGTTGACCGGGATAGATTCCGGCTTTGCCAATCTGTTCGTTAAGGGCGTCGATTTGTACAGCCTGGTTATCCTGAGTAGCCTTCAGGTTCACCAATTTAGCGTCCTGGGCCTGCTGACTGACCTCAATGCGGGCTAGCTCATCACCCACATTCGATGACCCATAGCCGATGAACTTTGCACCGTCGGCGCCAGACATGCCTTGAACCGTTTTGACCTGGCCATCAGGTCTTGCATAGATAACGTTTGCCGCGTTGTTGACTGGCCCCTGCCCGGTGGCAAGGACACTGGCCACAAAAGCCTCTACTGACAGCTTGGTTGCGGCGTCCTGCAGGTCAACCGGATCCTTCACGTTGGTTATCCGTCGGTTCTCCGCATAGAAGTAGTCGCGTCCAAACGGCCGAGTAAGCGCCCGCCCGAATTTAGTGAGCCCCTGCTGAATCAACATCGTGAGCCGGTCGAAAACATCCTCATGCGTTTCCGCCAGGAACTTGCCCTGGTTGCGCAGGCTGGTTTGCTGGAACGCGTCCATCTCACGGGACACAGCCAATTGCCCCGGACCTGCCAACGCCACCGTGGTGGTGACGCTGCCACCCTCGTCATTGCCCGCGCCGCTAACCGTGTACTGCGTGCCCAGCGTGAGAACTGAACTCACCCCCAGCGGGTCAACGTAGGTGACAACCAAGTCCTCATTGGCCAAAAACTTGAAGTAGAACGGGTAGTTGATCGTTACCCCATTGGTTTTAAACTCTGCAACGCTGCCGATTGTGCTGACGGTCACGGGCGTGACTCCTTTCCTATGGGCGAAAAAAAGCCCGCTCATGCGGCGGGCTCAGTTGGGCAATGGGCTTATCGGGCAATGCCCAGTGGATCCATGTAGCTCTGTGATGGCTTGACCAGAAACTTCTGGCCGTTCTCCTGCTGGATGCGTTGTTCGGTACGGCGCAGCGATCCTGGGTTCATGGCCTCTTGCACCGACCACAGAAACAGGTGGTCCATGGCGATCCGGGTATAGAACAGGTTCAGGAACGGGGTGTTGTTCTGGGCCAGGCGCAGCGCGGATGACGCGGCGTCATCACCAGACCGGACCTTTGCCCATAGGTCCAGCGCATTGGCGGCGGTTCCCAGCGTCGGGCCTGCGAGTGTTTCGAGCGGCTTGTTGCCGAAGCGGCTTACCTCGCCGAACATGAAATCCCCCATGATCCCAAAGCCGCCGCCCTGGGTCATTGCAGCAACCCATGTCTTAGGATCATCTGCTGGGCGCGGCTGGCGCCCCTTGACGGCGTCCTTGGCCGACATGGACAAATACCCAAACGCGGTGGTCCACAGCATCAATTGCGCCATGGCCAGGCGCTCGCCGTTGCCGTTGCGCAGCGCGGCGATCAGATCCTTGCTGCCCCGGTAGCCCTCGCCCAGCGGCGTCGGCGCGTAACCACGACCATACAGCTCCCGTCCCAGCGTCTTTTGCATATAGGCGGCTGGGAAGCTCTTGAATTGCGTCATGAATCGGTTGAGGTCGCCCATGACCGTACCCGGGCGAGTGCCTTGGTTCATGATTGATCGTGTACGAGCATCAGGCTCAAGCACCGCATAACTGACGCGGTCGTTTACATATGCACGCAGGCTGCGGTCCAGACCCTCCCGGGTTTCGCGGATGGCCGAGTCGCTGACCTTGCGACCCTGCTCGGAGAGGTACGCGCTGATGCGCTCGTCGGGAATTCCGGGGATGCCGTCGGCGGTCATGTAGTCCCGCCCGTCCGCCATGCGGGTGTCCATCCCGCGCAACAGGTCCCACTTTCCTGCGTCGAGGTCATAAAGCCCCAGCGTACGGCGCAGGCCCGCGTCCATGGTGCCCCAGGCCCTACCTTTGTTCTGGGCCAGGTTGTGAGCCATCATCAGCCCGGCGCTGGCTTTGTTGGCATCCGTCCACCAGGACAGGCCGTTCAGCTTGAAGAACAGCGACATACCCCGCGACATCTTCCCGCCCACAGAGTCATCGGCAGAAAACCTCCGCATGATCTCCCCTCGCATCGAATCCCCATAAACCCCAAAGCTCGACAGGATTTCACGCTGCTCCAGGCTGCCGCGCCCCTTGGCCAGACCTGCGGTCATTTCCCCCAGCGAACCCAGGAAGCTCTTGCCCTGGTAACGCATTTCACTGGCAGCCACCGGTAAGTCGGCAAAGCTGGAAAGCAACGCGCCGCCCAGCTTGGACAGCGATTGCCATGCTCGGACGTTCGCAGATATCCGCGCCGCCCACGCATTGCCTGGTATCCGCGTTGCGCCGCTCACCTCGGCGAAGCGGTTGGCGATCATGTTGCCGCGTGCGGTATTGAAATTGGTCAGGGCCTGAGGGTCGCCAGACTTGCGCACGTCCTCGGCCAGGATATCCATGGCCATGTTGAGGTTTGCCTCTGGATTGGTGCCCAGGCGCCGCATGATCGCGGTGTTCTGCCCAGCCATATCCAGGCCGCGCAGCACGGATTCGCGCAAGTTGCCGGTGCCAAACATCGTGTTGTACTCGTGCCAGGCCACGCCATCCTTGAAGTGCAGTACCCTTTCCTGGCTGACCTTCTTGGCGATATTGGCCGGACCCTTGAAGCCGTTGGCCGGGGCATCCTTCGGAGCCTTGAGGTGATCACCGGAGACCAGGCCGTCGTACACGCCGCGCAGGAATTGGGCGGGGTTACCAACATCGTCAAAAGTGCGGGCATCCAGTCGCGGCTGAATTTCCTCAAGCCACTTATCAAAGCCTGCAGAACCGATCTTCTCGCCGTCGTGGCTCTGGCGCGCGATGTAACCGGGAAGGTTGCCGATGTTGGCCCCGGCGCGGTTCGCATCGATGCGCGCCGCTTCCTGGTACTTCTGAATGGTGCGAGCAATGCTCACCACCTGGTCGTTGAGTTTCGAGGTGTCCAAGTTGTTGCCGATCCGCCACAGAGCGTCGGCGATATCAACATCCGAATCACCCTTGGCCAGGATCGCGGTCAGATCTTGGCGCTCCAAGTCGTGGATGAAACCACCTATATAGGCATCGCCCAGCGCTTTCTGCTCAGCAGCGACCGACATGCGCGACCCCTGGCGGGCCAAGTTGGTGCCAACCAGCAGCGATTCAATGCCCAGGTCTGGACGGTCGGCGAAGCTACCGCGCACGAACGAAACAATCTCACCGCGCCGGCGCAGGTTGAGCAATGCGTTGCGCTTCTCGATCAGCGCTGCATGCTGGGCCTGCTTGCCCAATTCATCAGCCGCGCGCAACGTGGCCTGCTCCATGCCCAACGCGCCCTCCTTGGCCATCAGCTCCTTGGCTCTCCCCCGCAACAGTTCGAAAATCTCAGCTACTTCTCTGTCTTCCAGGTTGCCAGCGGCAGCCCGTACAGCTTCGATGCAAGGCGTCATTGTCCGTTCCTTATGTCGCATACGGCGGCTGCGCGGTATGCCTTCGAATATTGTTCGGCGCGGTCGGCCTGGGCTTGGGCCGCTTCGGCCTCGTCTCGGCTGGCAGCCAGAACATCGGCCCGGTCCTGCTCCGGGAGCTGGTCGAGCATTTCCTTGACCAGGGCTTCGTCTTCGTCGAACTGCTGGCGGGTCGCTTCAAACTCGTCCTGCGGGCGGGCCGTGGGCGAGCTGTCCGCGCGCAGGCTTTCGGCCTGGCCTTCTGGGTCTGCACGGCGGGCAAGTGGGCGCTTCACGTACTCCATGGCGCCGGCGGCTTTTCCTGGGGCTTCCAGATCGAACAAGGCCTGCACGTCGACATCACGCCCGCTTACTGCCTGGGCAACGGCGGTGCGCAAGGCGCTATTGCGAACGGTCCAGTCTGCGTCTTGGGCGGTTTCTCGGGCGGTACGGATTGCCGGCCCCAGTGGCCGCAGCTGATAACCCTGCATGATTTGCTTGGCTCTGGCCTCGATCTGCGGGCGCAGACGCTCTGGCACCTCACCCCGCTCAATCAGGCCAAGGTCACGCCGATCAAACTCACCTGCACGGTTGCGCTCGAGGGTGGTGTTGATTTCAGCCTGGCGGGCGCCGATCTGCTCGCGCTGGGTGTCGATGGTGTCGCGGGCTGCGCGCTCGGCCTGCTTGCGGGTCATGCGCTGGCCCTGGAACTCTTTGGCCAGGTCCTTAAATGTAGCGTCCAGGCCCATGGCCCGCTGGGTCAACGCCAGGCGCTCAACATGCAGGTCAGCCACGTTGCCAACCCTTTCCCCTGTCAGCGTCGGGCGGATTTCATCGATTGCCTGGCGCTCTGCGTTGCGGTACAGCGTGGCGCCGTCGGCCTCCAGATCGCGAGCAAGGGCGCCGCGCAATGCGGTTTCCGGGTCCTGGTCAAACACCCTGGCGAAGTCAGCAGCACGCAACGACTGCGGGGCCTGGCGGTCGGCGGCGTTCAGCACGCTTTCAACCTGCGGCGTCGATTCCGTGGAGATACGCCGGCGCAGTGCATCGGACACGGCGCCGCCCACGGTGTGCAAGCCACCACCCAGCACGCCGCCCATGGCGATGTTGGCCAGGGAATCGGACAGGCCGTATTCGGTCTGGTCTTGCTGGGCAGCCAAAAGTGGCAGCGGTTCAATGATCGCTGCGCCCACCGCCCCCTCGACAGCGCCCACACCTGCGCGAACACCAGCACGCCCCAGTGGCGAGGCTGCGCGCCCCAGCATTGCGGCATAGCGCGCTTCGCCGACCACCGGCACGAACGCCGAGGCAATGTTGAGCGGGTCCAGCAGCGAAGCGGCAACGCTTGCGCCGAGCTGTGTGCCGAACGACCCGCCATTCGCCCGAATCATTACCTGCTGTCGAGCGGCCTGCTCCCGATGTCGATCAATGAGGATGTCCAGGGCGCCCTCACGGATTCCCTGTTCGGGGACTTTGATATCTAGGCCCATGCCTGAAACCTTGTCGCGTGCGGCCTGGGCGTCGAGCGTCGGGGTATCAGGGGCGAGCCGCTGCGACGGAAGCCGGCCGAGACCTGCGCCAACCTGTGGAGCGCCTACCTCTTCGTCCTCAATCGCCCGCATGCGCATGACAGAGGACGTCGGGTTGGTTGAGTAAGCTCCACCAAAGGAGGCGTCCCACACTTCGCCAGCATCGGCCGGGATGTCCAGCATCGTCCGCCGATCAAGAACCGGCGCGTCACCTGCATAGATGGTCATGGCATGTACCCCATTGGTGCGACGCGGTACTGGTCAGGCTCGCGCAAGCCCTTCTGTTGCAGGTCGGCCCAGCTGCGGGTGATCGGCTGGCCGTCCTTGCCGCGCACGCGGTAGCCGTTCAGGGTCAATGACAGGCCGCTTTCATCCTCGTTCGGCACCCATTGCCCACTGGATTGCAGGGCGTCGTGCAGTTGCTTGAGGTTCTGCTCTTCGGTAACGCCACCGATGCCAGGCAGCGGCATCAGTTCGTCAGGCTTGATTTGACGCATTGCCTGGGCGGCGCCACGGCTTACGGCTCCGGTGTCCTGGGTCTTTGGCACGCGGTAGGTGCCGAAGAAGTCATATTTGTCATTGAGCATGCCATTCACGACCTTGGTAGCGGCCTTGTCCGGGTCCATGCCTTGAAGCACATACGAGGTGGCGGTGCGATTTGCCGCCTGGAACATGGTGTTGTAGGTCGAGATGCCGCCAGACTGGCCTTGCAGAGACTCGGCGAACGGCGCCATGGCGCTGGATACCGACTGAGTGATCGTGTCCTTTTGCCCCTTCTGCAAACCAAGGTGCAGGTCTGAATCCTTGATCGAAGCCACCGACGCCATGCGTTCGGCAATGTCCTTTGGCAAGCCGGTGGCAATCACCTGAGCCTCGGCCGGGAGCTTGTTGCCCATCTGCTGCAACACGGTGGGAAAGTCCTTGCCCCACAACTGCTGTTGCTGCTCGATCATCGTGGCCGCACTCTCGCCGCCGTTGACCTGGCTGTTGAAGTTGGCAGCCATTTGATCAGCGGCAGCATCCGGCAATAGCTTGGGCTGCTTGACGCCCAGGCGCTGCTGCTCGGCCAGCGTGGTGCGGGCGTAGGCCTGATAGGCCTCTGGCGTCCCATCCTGCTGGGCGGTGGCGAAGGCACGTTGCACGGTCGGGCTGTACTTGGCGACGTACGCGGCCGGGTCTTTCTCTTGTTGCTTCATCAGGCCCACGCCGACATTGGTCAGGTGCTGGTAGAGTTGGCTGTCTTCCTTGAAGCCTTCCCCCACAGTGCCAGCGCCATATCGCTTGGCCTGCTGGTCGTGCAGAGATTCGGCGTACGCGGTTGCGTCATCCGGGTTATCAAACTTGCCCAGGTGCTTGCCGGTGCGCAGGTACGTTTTGACTGCGTCATCGTCACTGAGGATGTTCCCGTCATCGCTGACCGTGGGTATCAGCACTTCCTGGCCATCGAAGTTCGCCGATATCGATCGTACTGTGCTGATGCTGCCATCAGCATTTTTAACGGTAGGCCTCGCGTTCAGGTCGATATTCCCCTGCTCCAGCATGCCCGAGGCTTTGTCGCCGAAGAACGTCCCGGTGTCCTTCCTGACTGGGTTGAACTTGTCGAGGATGGCCTGGCGCTCTTTTGGGTCGGCGGTGGCGAACTCGCGAATGGCCGGGGCCAGCGCCTGCACCTTGGAGAAACGATCGTATTCCTTGGCGCCCTTTTCTGGCCCATAAGCGGCGGCAAAGTCCACCTTCGATGGCGGGTTGTCGAAGTCCAGGCCCTGTAAATAGGCAGCACTGGCATCCTGCACACGGCTGCTCAGCTCCATACGGCTGATGGCCTGCATCTGGCGGGCTTCCACCTGGCGCTGACGGGCCTCGGCCTCAAGGCGGCGAAAGCCCTGGTCAATGCCGTTGCTGGTGCGAATCTGATCTTCGGCCGTCATCGTGTCCTTATAGGACTCGTAATAGCTCTTGGCCTTCTGCGGGGAGTCGATCAGCATTCGCTGGATAACGGCGGTGGACATGCCGCTGTTGGTCTGCAATCGCTCAGCCTGGGCAGCCTCAGGCGAAAGGCCCAAACGCTCGGCACGGCTCGCCAGCACTGCGTCAACCTTCTGCCGGTACTGCCCGACCTTGGCTGGATCTTGGTAATCCAGCGCCGCGCCTTGCATCGACGTTTCGAGCTGGGCCTTTTCGACTTGGCCGTAATAGTTCTGGCGCTCGCCGTACTCATAGCGGTTCAAATCGCTCGACAGGGAGTTGCGCCGGTTGCTGACGATCTGTGCATACCGGGCTTTCTGCTGGTCATTGGTCAGGTTTTTGGCAATCTCGGCCTGTGCCTTGTCGAACTGGTCGAGGGTCTGGTTGGTAACGTCCAGAGCGTTCTGGCCCTTACGGGTGTAGGCGCCGTTCTCGCTGTACATGGCCTGCTGCTGCCACTTGGTGAGCTGGTTATCAGCATCCATCAGCAGCGCGGTGTCGGCCTTCTCGCGCTCTTTGTCCATGAGCATCTGCGCGCCACGGGCCAGACCTTGAAGGCCCTGGCCAATCGACGTGCCATCAGGCGCAACGCCCTGCAACTGGATCGGCCGGGTTGGCTGCTGCTGGACCTGCGCCGTGTCGTATGTCGGTACCCGTGGCATTATCGAGCCCCCGCGAATGAGCCGAAGGCGCTACCCAAGCCGCCAAGGATGGAGCCGGTAGCGGCGGTATTGCCGTTCTTCACGCTCTGGTTGGCGTTGAGCAAGTCCTGCCTGGCCTGCACGCGATAGCCGTAGGCCTCACGGGCGGCGTTGTTCTGGATCGTCAGGGCGTCCAGCTCGCCGAGCATGGCGGTGTCGTCCTGCAGCTGAGCCGCGCTGCCGCTGTTCACGTCGATGCCATTGGCAGCTTGGGCTGTGCGCTGGGTGCCGACAGCCTGCCCTGTGCGCACACGCTGCCAATCCGCCGAGGTGTTGCCGGCGTTTATCGTTTCGTCAGCCGTCTGCTGCTTGAATCCGGCGTTCTGCGTCAGCATTGCCGACTGAAACGCCCCGCTTTCCTTTTGTCCCTGGGCCTGCATCATGCTTCCGGCCAAGCCAATAGCGACTGGTATCAATGCCATCCAGCACATGGTTATTCCTCTCGATTCAGCGTGAAGGGGTAGAACGGCAGGCGCTTGGGCCCGTATGGGGTGGCCTCGCCGAAGTCGAAGCCCAACCATTTCAGCCAACGAATGGCCGAGGTGTTGCGGGCGTCGACGTAGTTGATGAGGTGCCGGTGCCGGGTAAGCATTCCCCGTACCTCTGGCTTGCAGACCTTGAGGAAGGCGCGGGCGTGGTGCTCGACGTGCGTGGTGCTGATCAGCCATGGCACGCCGATGGAACCCAGCACGCTGTGCACGGCATCCCCGAACACCGCGACGATGTGCCCGTCTACCACGATCTTGCGGGCGTTGAGGCTGTCATGGATGCCCGCCAGCAGTTCGCGCTCCAGCGAAATGCCCAGCCCCTCAACAATCTCGTCGATATCGGCCTGGCGCACATCACGCAGGATGACTGGGATGTCCTCCGGCGAAATTGGTAAAACGTCAGCGGCCACCAATTGTTACCTCGGGAATCACGGCCAGAACGGACAGCGGCAACGGGTCCGACTGGCGGATGAATACGCGCCCCTTGCCCTGCCAATTGTTGGAGATCGGGATGTTGGCCTGCCCGGTCAGCAGCTCAATTGGTGGCTCGTATTCATCTCGCTCTGTTTTCTGTGCGTACAGGGAGTCCTTGTCCTGTCCAGCCATAATTCCGCGTGATTCTTCGACCACCACGGTCAGTGACGTGACGGCGATCTTCTTGTCGAGCACTGTCTCGTTGGCGTTCTTAAGCTCAAGGTCAAGCGTTTCCATATCGGAATCGTAGGGGAGCCCGGCGTGAACGATGCCGGCATATTCCTGCAAGCTGATAGCACCACCCACAACAACGCGCTGCGGGTGAACGCTGCCATCCGCGAGGATTGAAACCGTCTTGCCCTCAAGATGGCCAAGCCCTGACAGGCTTTTCACCTGACGTGCCCAAGTCGACACCGAGTGAGCGCGCAACGACTCGGGGCAAATGATCAGCAACTTGACGGTAGCAACGCTGGGGCTCGAGTAGGCAAGCACCTCGACTCGTACCGTCGATGTAGTGAATTCTCCGTTCGAAGACTCAACTGTTCGTTTGAGGACGTAGTTTTGGCCGACGCTTCCAGAGGTAAACGGTTCGTGCCCCATTGACGTCATTGTCACAACCTCGGGGAACGCCCAATCCGTTCCGCCGGAAAGCGTGAATGTCTTCGACGCATCGGTGTTGCGCCCGTCATAAGTCAAGCCGCAATCAACAAAAAAAGCGTCTTCGATACTGGTTATTTGACGGCTGGCCATGCGTTCGATGTAGCGCTTTTGCACACCATTGATGGTACGTCGAACCACCATGTATAACGCGTCTTCCTGGCCTTCCGGCACGCAGGCGATGGATTCAACAAACCCGTCGGTATCATGCCAGTGCCAACCCACCAGCTGCTGTTCAGGCAAATAGGTTAACCCCAGCAGAATGCCGTCATCCCGCACATACCAGACGATGGAGTCCGGGATCTTCTGGTAGGCCACATTCGTGAGCTCCTTACCCCGGAACAGATGGGCGCTGAATAGTGTCAGGTCATCCGAGGCGAAGCCGTCGGCATTGATGGAGTAACCAAAGGAGGAGACCCGGGCGCCACGTGCTTGGACGTATACCGCGCTGTTGCCCACCACAACCGGTTGCACAATGGCCGAGCCGTCATAGCCTTCCTGGCTTGCCTGAATGGTTTTGGCGGTGAGGCCCGTGTCGGCTCCGGAGAATGTCCACTCGCCGCCCGAGGTGAGGCCCAGCAACTTGCGAAGGCCCAGTAGGTGGCGCATGCGGTTCACCTCACGGCTAGCAATAGTGAACGTGATCGCGTCGTCATCCTTGTTCGGGATGGAATAGCCGAAGTTTTTGAATAGTCCGGTCTTGCTCATCCAGACGGTTTGGGGATTCAGGTTGCTGCCGGCGAACACCAGGCGCTGTTGGTAGTACCCCACGGCACCCGGGTAATTCCCTGCACCAACGAATGGGTCGTTACCGTTTGGCGGGGTATCGGTCTTGACGGCAGTGATGTTCTGATCGGTAAACGTGGTGCCAGTGGCCCGGCCGATGAATCCGTAAATGCCCGCGCCTGCGTTGTCCTTGTAGATGATGTAGTAGGTCGCACCTGTAACCGCAGGCCAGGTAATGGTTCCGGACATCGTGTTATTGAAAACGACAATCGCATTGGAGGTGACCGGCAGAGACTCGTCTAGCGTGCTTCCGTCATCAAGTACAGCTGTTACCTGGTAGCGCCAAGTCTGGGTTACACCCTCGCCACCACCGCTGACAGCTGTAGCCGAGGCAGGTGCAGCTATACGCGGGGCAAGGCTGATTTCGGCAGTGGTCCAGTTATCGTGCGCAAGGCGGCTCAGCTCGCGCGGCTTATAGCTCGGCTGGGCGAAAGTCATCACGTCGGCCGACTGGGTGAAGTTCAGCAGGTCCAAATCGTTCTGGGTGTAGGGCAGGGCCAGTTCAAATGGCTGGCCGAAGGTTGGCCCAGCCGAGCTTACCAGCACCTCTCCACCATCCTTGATAACCCGCATGTTCAAGTCGCCGAACGCCAGGATGTAAGTCTGCACATCGTTAAACTGGAAAGGGATCAAGCGGCAGCGTTTGCTGGAGTCTTTGACCTCGCAGACAAACTTTGTGCCAGGTCTGTTACGGATTCCACCGTAGGGCATGACCATGAAGTTGCGGCACAGCTTGAGCCCCGTGTAATAGCGGGCAATGTCGGTACGGGCGCTGGCCGACGGCGACAGTTCGCCAGCTGCAAAGGTGGGTTGCAGTACGCTGCTCATGCTCTCACCGTGATGAATTCTGATTCTGGCTCTGGACTGTCCTGGGACTCTTCGAAGGCTGAGCCCTCGGCGATGGTCAGTGCCATCTGGTATTGCTGCGCCGCGAACTGCTGGAGTTCCTGGCGTGCGCTGAGCGGCAAGGCCAGGTCCATGGCCAGGCGCCAAGCCAGCACATCGGCGAACTGTGGATCAAAGAAGGTTGAGTCTTCGACCCTGAATGTGAAGCGGCATACGGCCTCGGGCTGGTCCGTGTGAATCACCCGACCACCGGTGTCGTACCCGACTTTGTAGGGGATCTCCTGGTCAGCCGTGAGCGGGCCGCGCCAGCCAGGCTGAACGATGTCCCGGACCTTTAAACAGTTGGCCGGGTAGCGGTAGCGGTAGCGCCAGCCAGGTGCAGGGCTGCCAATGTCCGCAAGTGCAACAGAGGATTCCGCGAACGGCCAGGGAAATGCCTGCAACACCAGGTCACGCAGCGGTGCGTAGAACACCCGGCACTGTTCTGCCTCTTTGCTCCGTTCGGTGAAAGAGGTGATCGCGCTGGTGACGGCAATCCGCGACAGCGCAATGTTGCAGATCTCGATATCGCTGGACATTCGGGAACCTCAGAAAAAGAAAAGGGCCCCGAAGAGCCCTGAGGGTTGTTGCTGGTGGTCAGGCGTCTGGCAGCGTGCTGTCTGTGCTGTCGGTCTGATCATCGTTGGTCTTGCTGGCAGCAGGTGCGATCTCGCCACCAGCATTCAGGCGGGCGGCTTCCGCCTCCGCTTCGTCCTTGGTGCCGGTGAACTCACCTACACGATCACCGCTCTTGTCGATGATGATGAAACGCCCGCCGCCGTTGTGCTTGGCAGAGAACTCCGGGGCGTCAGAGATGGTCTTGCTGGCGGCAGGGCCGGCACCGCTAAGCTCTTTCAGGTTGCCGCCAGGGCTGTCGATTTCCAGCACCAGCGTTTCACCCGGCTCATAGAGACGACCGTTGATAAACGACCGCTCCAGCACTTCATAGCGCTTAGGCATTGGTCTGCACTCCAGCAACGATGCCGGCGGTTACCTTGCCCAGTGTCGGGGCGGTGCCGGTCACGGTGTAATTGAGGCGCAGAAAACGTTCAGTCTTCTGCGGCAGGGTGATGACCGGAGTCTGGTAGCCCAGCTTTAGGTCGGCCAGTGGAATCACCACGGAATACAGCGAACGCGGCGAGCTGAAAGCCGAATTGTCATCGGTTTGCAGCTCCACAGTGAGACTGGTCAGGGTGTTGAATGCCTCAACAACTTGGATAACCAGAGGAATGTCACCGGCGCGGCCTACATCTTTGTTGTCGCCACGGTCGATAACGTCGGTCGAAGCAGCCGAGGCGGTGATGGCCTGGGCATTCGACATGAGCAGCTTTGCGTCAAAAAGCATGGTGGTCTCTCCGTAATAGGGGAAAACCACGCGGTCGTTAGACCACGCGGGCTTCGGTGTTCAGCAGTGCGTCAACACGCTTGATAGGGATTCCCAGGAATTCCGGGATCTTCTTGCCGCCGTACTCACCGATGGTGAGGTTGACGTTTTTGGAGTTCATGGCCTGTTTGTGCAACCAGGACTGAATGGTGCGGTTGGCATAGATGACAGTGCGCCCCTCACCCTGGTCTGGGTTGTCCAGGCGGTACATGGCATCAATCATCAGGTCGATGATATTTGCACCGGTGGCGCCGTCACGCGTCAGCTGGGTCACATCGATGTTGGCGATGCGGGCGTTTGCGCGCCAGTCGCGAACCGACATACCGATATCCCACTTGAAGTGGTCGCGGTATGCCTGGAACTCGCCACCGTTGCCGTCGGTTACGGTGTCCTCGCCCAGGTTCTTGTGCTGAAAGCCGGCCACGCTGCCCTTTGGGTACAGCAGGTGGGTGGTCATTTCGCCCCAGGTCACGAACCAAATGGAGGTGTTGGTAGAGCCGGTGCCGCCCGCGTCGATGATGTTGGCGCCGGACTCGGCGGACTTGTCGTTGTAGCGCGGCGACAGGCCCAAGAACGATTCAGGCTCGGAGGCAGTGTTGCCGTAGAACATGTACCGCGAGGCTTTGTTGTTGAAGCCCTGCAGCTTGGCGATGTTCTCGGAAACGCGGAAGGCGTCAGCATTTCCGCTCAGATCGGCCAGCGCTTTATCAACCTTGCCGTAGTCTTCCATCATGCCGGTGGTGTCGAGCACTGGCACGGTGGTCGATTTGGTTGGCTGAACGCCCTTGTTGAACATGCGCCATGCCGGCTCAGGAATGCCCGAACGCATGGTGGTCTTGTGCTTGGAGCCGTCGTTGCACTCCTGATACTCGGCGTCCATGAGGATGTCGTTACGCTTAGCCATCAGCTCGACGATCTTCATGATCTTTTGGGAACCGTCCTGACGACTGAACTTGTCGATCAGGGTCGGCATGGTGGAGGTCAAAATGCCCATCTGTGTATCTCCTACGGTTGGTCAGGGCCTTACTTGAAGGCGTCGATGATGCTCATTTCTTTGGGTGCGTCGGTCTGGCTGCCAGGCAAGACGAACTTGTCTTCCGAGATAGCCGCGCTGATGCGATGGCAGAACTTGAACAGCGCCGGGTGGTTGCCCAACCCGGAGGTATTCAGCAACTCGGTTAATGCCGGGTCGCCGAAGGACTGAATGACCTTGATGGCGCTCTCTACGCTCTTTTCGTAGTTCTCACCGCCGATTTCAGGGTCGTTCTTGATTGCTGCAGCCCAGTCCTGCGACTGCTTGGTGACAGCCGCCTGGTACGCCTCGGCCTGTTTGGTCGCCAGCTGGGATTGGAAGTCGATCAGCTGCTGGGCCTTGGCCTGCGGGATGTTCAGTTCCTTTGCCAGGTTCTTGAATTCGCCAAGCACGTCGGCATCCATCTCCATGCCTTCTGGCAGGGTGAAGTCCTCGTAGGCTTCGGGCGCGCTGGTTTCCGCCTTGAGCTTCGCCGCCGCGTCGGCGTCCTGCTGGATCTGCTCGGGGGTTTTGGCTGCATCTGCCGCTGGCGCCGCTGCGGGAGCGGGCGGGGTTAATACCGAGCCTTCGGCCAACGGGGCTGGGGCATCGGCTGCGGGAGCGGGCGCCGGAGCATCAGCAGCACCGCCCTGCCCACCATCGGCTGGAGCCTCGTTCATGTACACGCGGCCAAGCAGCTTCATCATCAAAGGGCTCATTCATCTGTCTCCTGGGGTTGTTCAGCAATCGGCTGCGGCGCGTTCTCAGCAGCCATGACCGCGTACAGCGATGGGGTCAGGTCGTTCACCTGGCTCAAAAGAAGAAGGCCAACATTGCGTTGGCCTTCGTTGTAATTCGTGATTGCGTCGGTGGGACCGATCGAGGATTGGAATAGCCTGCAATGGCCGAGGGTTCGCCACATGAAGCGGCGCCCGCGGTAGTCGCCCATCAGCCACTTAAAGTCGGCGATTTCCTGCAATTCCTGTTCGGTGGGTTGCTGCTCGGCCATCACATAGCCCCCGCAAGCGCTGTCAGGGCGTTATCACCACTGGTGTCGGTGTCGCTCAGCACCTGGGCGCCTTGGATGACGCTACCCAGTTCCTGCTGCATCTGCGCCGCCTGCTGGGCTTGGGCGCGTTGGGTGCGGATCTGCTCGACCATGTCGTCTGCACGCACCAGAGTTGGAGGCACGCCGATCAATTCGAAGTACTGGCGCATGGCTTCATCAGAATCGAGCAGGTCCAAGGCTTCGGTGCTTTGGGTGACGGTGGCCACGGTGCCCGCGAACCCAATAGCGCGCTCGATGCTGGACACCCCGATAGCCTTTTGGGCCTGGGCCAGGATGCTGGTGAACTCGATTCGCAAGTCCATGTTGGCGAGTTCTTTCGGTGGCGGCGGCAACAGCGGTGCACCAGGCAACATGCCCTGCCAGCGCGGAATCGACTGCTCCAGCATCTGGTTGAAGTACATGTCGACCAGTGGGTCTAGCAGGTCATCAGTCTGGCGCTCCAGCACCGGGCCGAGCATCAGCAGCTTTTCTTCCTTGCGGGTGGCGATCTCGTACGCGGTACGGACGCTGTCCATCTGGCTGATCATCAGGAACAGGTCGACGAAGAAGGCGGTGTCGATAATCGAGCTGTCGGCGGCGATTTCGCCACGAAGCTGGCCCAGCCAAGCTGGCTGTACCTCATAAAGCGGCGCAAACTTGGCGCCTACCTGCATGTCGTTGAGATAGGTGATGCTGCCCGGCAGGATCGATGCTCGCTGATTCTTGAGGCTTACCGGCGCACCCATTGGTGGGCGCACGCCCTTCTCCAGTAATTCGGCCTTACGGCGCTCCATCAACTGGATGGCCTTGGTGGTACCGATGCACATCGAGCCTGGGCCGGTGCCGTAAACGTCTTCGCCCAGCACGTCCCAGCGCGGCGCCATGACCGGGAACACCTTGAACCCGGACTCGCGCAGCATCGAATCCTTATCGCCGCCCTTCTCCCAGTACACGGAGCGGAACGGCATGTTGGTGTTGTCCTTACGCCCCTTCTCGCGGGTGTCGTTGGGCTCGATGCCATGGCAGATATCAATCCAAGCATCTGGCTTGCTGCTGAGCAGGTTCTTGGACGCCGTGTCCATCTTGTCCTTGCCGAACTGCTGCTCCATCTGGCGGGCAGTCATGCGGAAGTCACGGTAGAGCGTGTCCACCTGGTTGCGGCTGTTGTTGGCCAGCATGTAGCTACCGACGGCCAGCGGGTACGAGCGCAACAAGTCGCTGTCATCCGGCATCACCACCATGGGCGCGGTACCAAAAATGCCCTCCTCGCTGTAGCGATTGGGCAGCACGCTGTACAAGTTGCCCCTGGCCATGACTTCGCGCATAGCCTTCTCTGCCGCAAACAGCCATGCCTTGACCGGGGCGAACTCCATCAAGCTTGGGTCTGGCGTGCCGAACTTCACCCACGGTGCAGCTGGGTTTGTCATGCCGGTGTGCATGCCGGCGCCGAGCGTGCGCGCCGCAAACGTGGCCTGCGGGTTGATGATCTTCTGGTCGCGGCGCTTGCCATCGTTGGTGTCGGTGTTGTTCCAGCGACCAGAGCGCGGGCTGATGAAGTCGCCCAGGTCTTTCCACTCAGATAGCCAGTTGCTGTCGCGCTCGCTCTTGAGGGCGGCGTAGCGCTTCTCGCAGCGTTCGCGCAGGGAGTCGGCCAACTTACACCCCCAGCAGCGTTTTCTGGCTGGTGTTGGCATTGCCAAGCACGCCAGACGAGCCGGTCAAGATGGTGCCGTTCTGGCCGGATTGGGCCAGGCGGCGCTTGCGTTCAGCCTCAACGGCGGCTTGTACGGAGTCGCTTGAGGTGGTGGCCGCAGTGGTACCGGCAGTAGTGATTGAGCCAGCCGCCTCTGCTGCTGCCTTGGCCGCTTCCTTCTCCCGGTCAGCCTTACCGAGCATGCCGGTGTTCTCGCCGGTCATGTTGGGCAAGCCCAGGCCTTCAAGGATCACGTCACCGCCGCGCAGCGGGTCAAGGTCAATCACCTTGTTCATCAGTTTCTTGATGCTCTTTCCGCACATGTCAGTTACTCGCGTAAGGGTCGTATTCGGATTGATATTTGCCGGCGTCGTTGATTTCGAGCTGCCAGCGTTGAGCGGCGAAGCGCCGCATCATGTATGCGTACCGCGCTGCCGAAAGGATGTCGTCGTTGAGCTTCACGATCTTTCCGTTCTCGTCGCGGTGATAGCTCATCTTCTCGTCGAAGAAGTCCGCCAGGTGGGAGAACACCTTGAATCGGCCGGTGGTCATGCGCTCGTACAGCTCAACC